GCGAAGAATACAGATCGCCCAGCTCTACAAAAACTACTTCGTGAAGTGCAAAACCAAACCATCTCGAAACTCTTGGTCACAAAGCTGGATCGCTTGAGTCGACGCCTGATTGATTTACTCCAACTTATCGAGATGTTCCAACATCACAATGTATCATTCACCTCAACTACAGAGTCCTTTGATACGGATACGCCTTCCGGTAGACTGACACTTCAAGTTTTGGGCGCGGTAGCAGAGTTTGAGCGAGAGCGAATCCGGGAACGGGTCATCGAAAACATGCGTTATGCGGCTAGAGGAGGGAAGTGGTTGACACAGTCTCCTTACGGATACCGTCTTCAGGAGAAGAAACTTGCCGTATACGAACCGGAAGCGAACGTCGTCCAAAGAGTATTTGATCTATTTCTGAATGGTGGACTGGGCTATTTTTCGATCGCCCGTAAACTGAACGATGAAGGTACACCGTCTCGGCAGAACAAACAGTGGTCCATTCGCGCGGTCAAGTTGATGCTGACCAACCCCGCTTATGTCGGCACCCTAGCGTGGAATCGGACCGATTCAACCCATCCAAAACGAGGCGTAAAGGACGAAGAGGAGTGGGTGGTCATTGCGAATGCTCATCCCGCCATCATCGACACAGAGGTCTGGGAGAAAGTCCAGGAACGAATCAACCGGAAGACAAGGCATGCTCCCCGTGCTCAAACTAGTCCACACTTACTCGGCGGTCTGTTGCGATGCGGTAAGTGTGGGGCATCAATGTCGATCGGTTGGTCCGGAAACCCCAAGCGGACACGCATCTATCGGTGCTCAGCCTACTCAAATAAGGGAACGTGCCAAAGTAAGCCGTATCGGGCGGACACCGTGGAAGGGGTGTTTCTCTATGGTCTGACTGAACTTGCCAACTCCGTGGATACGACACGGCATCGCATACTGCTCCAAAAAGCGCAAGAAAACCAAGCAACGAACGTACATAGGCGTGTAGAATCCGCTAAAACGCGCTATCGAAGACAAGTGGAGGCGTACACGGCTGGGCTCATTGAACTGGACCAGTTGGCTGAAGAAAAGGCAGTCATGGAGAAAGTCATTGAAGAATCCCAACAGTCAAAGGCGAATCCATTGGATGCATTCGATTACGAATCGTTAGCCGAAGAACTGAGGTGCCACCTCTTTACCGTTCAAGAAGCGATTCAGGTATTGCCGGTTCCTGAAGCGAAAGCCAAAATTCGCACCCTCGTCCAAAGTGTCATCGTACACGGTGTCGACGACTTGGAGATCGTGCTACAGTAAGGACCGCCTGTAAGTTCCCCCTGTTCACACTGCACCATCTTTGCGATACGTAGCCCAGCCTTCGTTCATGATCTTCGTCTCAATCTGCGGCCAGAAGTACAGCATCTCCTCGCGGATCACCGTCAGGATATCGCGTTGCCACTCCGTCATCACCGGGCTGTGGTGAATAAGAAAGAGGAGCAAATCCTTCTCCATTCGCGCTGAAGCAGACGGCTCCACGCCGGGCGCGGCGGCGCCCTTGGCGGCACTGGGATCGTGACCGCCGCCGCTGAGCCTGCGATCGAGGTCAAACAGATCGTCGTACGGACCGACTGGGCTCGACGACGACGTCCCATGGAGACGGGGGCCAACCTTGCGCCCCCGTGTGTCAAACCCCGACACCGCTCCGTAGCCGTCCCTATCGCGCGTGTCCGTCAGCAGTTTGCGGCGACCCGTGCGCGATGGGTCGATGTGCTCTTGAATCGCCAGTGCCGCATCCAGGAACTCCTCGACAGCCATCCGCCCGTGTTCTAGTTCGTAGCCCCGGAAACGTTCCGCGCTCGCGGCCATACTGTCCACGACATTGCGCTGCGTGAACGCGAACAACGCGTTATTTTTAAAGAAGTCACAGTGGGCGAGAACGTGCGCCGACACCAGTTTATTTTGCACGAGCGAGTTGCTGTCCAGCAGAAAGGCATAGCACGGGTCCGAGTTGATCACCAGTTCATAGATGCGGCTGAGCCCGAAGTCATAGTCCAGCTTCATTCTATGATAGGCCTTTCCAAAGGACCAGTGACTGAACCGCGTCGGCATGCCCGCATACGCGCCAAACGTGTAGAGCACGTCCGCTGGCACCAGCTCGAAACGCATCGTGTAAAAATCGAGTCCAAACCCGCGCGCAATCTCGTACATCTGCTCGATCGAGGCTTCGAGTTCCCGCGTCTCGGCTGCATTCACCCGCGCTCCCCCCCTGCCGCTGACGGTTGCTCTGCTGTAAAAAATGTGCGAAGTGCCTTATACACTTCGCCTTTCTCGCGAATGATGGCGGTGCGAAAATGCGGGCTGCGCACGTGTCGATACGCGCTCATGAGCGTCGAGCTACGGTTGTACTGATTGACTTCGCCATACCCGAAGACGTTGCAGGTGCCCATCAACTCCTCCACCAGCGTGACGCATCGCTCGTTGTCAGAGGTCAGATTGTCGCCATCGGAGAAATGCACAGGGTAGATGTTGTAGCTCGACGGCGGGAACTGCGTGGCGATGACGTCGAGCGCAAGCTGATACGCCGACGAACAGATCGTGCCGCCACTCTCCCCTTTGGTGAAAAACTCCGTCTCCGTGACCACCTTGGCCTCCGTGTGATGGGCGATGAACTGGATGTCGACATGCTCGTATTTGGTCCGCAAGAATCGCACCATCCAGAAGAAGAACGTCCGCGCGATGTACTTCTCGAACGTACCCATGGAACCGGATGATACGTAATTGACGACTTTGGCATAAGACGGACAACGCGCACACAAGGCCGTCCCCTATCTTGACATGTCATACTTCAATTCAATTTCTTCGATGTCGAGATCTCGGATCGCGATCTTGTGCAAGAGCTCCTGGAACAGAATCCGCCTCTTCTCCAAATTCTCGTTCCCCAATTCCTTTAAAGAGTTGATATAGTCCTCGACTTTTGCCATGCGACTTTGTCTGGCTTCGTCCGCTTTCTCGAGTTCTCGCAGTTCCGCCAAGCCTAGCTCCAGGCGCACGATCTCATCCCGCCAATGTGTGACGATGTCTCGTAGCTGCTGACCGGACAGTTCTGCGGCAAACACGCGTTTCAGCGCTTCATTGGCCTTGTGCAAGTCCTCTTCCTTACGTCTCCGTTGCTTTCGCAGACTTTTGTCGTCCCTGTCGACTACGATCGGGAGATCCTCAAATTTGTTGAGTTGATCGAGCAAATAGTCAAGGACAACAGTCTCGACATCGATCGCGTTAAGATTTCGTTGATTGCAAAATTTCCTTCCATACTTAAAGGACATGGAACAACAATAATATCGGTACTCACGCTCCCCGTGTGTTCTCCTTTGACAAATCATGCCCGAGCCACATTGGGCGCACACCAGGATCCCTGTCAAGGGGTGTCGGCTCCTGCGGGGGTTTTGCGTGCGGCGACTGGCCAGAATGGATTGCACCTGCTCGAATACGGCCCGATCGATAATCGCCGGATGACTATCTCTGATAACAATCCAATCTTGCTCCGCCATCCGTTTGCGCCCCATCGACTTGGTGTATTGGTTGTCGTCGAAACGCCGGACCAGTGTGTTCCGCGTCTTTCCAAAAATCAAATCACCCACATAGGCCGGATTGCGCAGGACATGGTTTACCGTACTTCTCGTCCAAAGTTTATCATTTTTAGATAACAGGTTCATTGAGTTTAATTGCTCAGCAATCCGAAATGTCCCCAAGCCAGCCGCGTACAGGGTAAATATGAGCTGCGGGATCTCTGCGTATCGGTCGTCCGTCGTCAATTTCTGCGTTTCGGCGTCTACCTTATACCCAATTGGCGGTTCGCCAACCCAGGCACCTCGACGCGCCTTGCTTCTGCGGGCCGAGGAAACACGTGACGAGATCCGACGCGACTCCATCTCTGCCGTCACCGAGTGAATCCCGAGCAAGTCCAACGTCTCCGGTCTGTCGCTATCCACATTGTCGTTGATGGCGATCAGACGAATCCCGTGCTGTGTAAAGCGGGTGACGATCTCGACATGTTCCGCCTGGTCCCGGCTGATCCGACTGATTTCTTTGAATACGATCACATCATACTTGCGCTCCTTTGCGTCTTCGAGCGCCATCTGGATTGCGGGACGATCGAGAAAGCGCGTGTAGTATCCCGACTGATCGAAATCCTTGTAGACGCACGCCTCCCCCAGAATAAAACCAACTCCCAGCCTGCGTATGTATTCCATCGCATAGTCGACCTGGTTTTCCAGACTCTCAGCTTGCATATCCGTGGAAACACGTGCGTATACGGCACAGATTTTATCCGTCACGTCCAGGCCCCCTCGTCTAGCCGATCACGACCAGATGGCTTTACACGATCATTGACCAATCCATGTGATCGCACAAAAAGAGCGCCCCCTTTTTAGGAAACGCCCGACTTCTTCGGCTGCGAGTGGTCGTTGGTAAGGAGCCACTGTTTAGCTCTTGCGATGAGCCACTCCGAAACGGGTGGGGCGCTCGGGGTC